GGTAAAAAATTCCCCGGGGGAGCAAAAAGTAGGTTAGTTCTGGGTCTAGCTGGGTGGATAGTGGTCGTAAGTGGCTGCTATCCACCCACAAGGCTTCACATCTTAGCCAAAACTTTTTAAGTTCGAAATGAGAAGAGAAGACACATGACCTACAAGCTCGGCAAACTTCCAGCGACGCCCAACCGAGTCAAGTTCAAGCTCGCGCAGTTCACCAACACCGAAGCGCTTCCGACTCCACCTGCGACCTACAGCCACACGGCTCTGGTCAAGGATGACTGGGGTGTTCTCGCCAACGATCAGTACGGCTGCTGTGTTCTTGCCGGTGGCGGGCACGAGACGATGCTCTGGAACGCTGAGGGTGGCCACGAGGTTGTGTTCAATGACCAGGCAACTCTGTCTGACTACACGGCCATCACGGGCTTCGACCCGAACGAGCCATGGACTGATGCCGGCACGAACATGTCGGATGCTGCAAGCTACAGGCGCAAGACTGGACTCGTCGATGCAAAAGGCAACAGACACAAGGTCGCTGCATATCTCGCTATCGAGCCGGGTAACCTTGACGAGCTCAAGCTTGCTGCATTCCTCTTCGGTGCTGTCGGCATCGGTGTGGTTGTCACCGCAGACCAGCAGACTCAGTTTGCCAATGGTGAGCCATGGGATGTAACCGGCGCACAGCCTGAGGGCGGTCACTACGTTCCGATCGTCGCCTATGACGACACGACGTTCACCGTCATCACCTGGGGCAAGCTTCAGAAGGTGACGCACGCTTTCCTTCAGCAGCAGATGGATGAGGGTCTTGTCTACCTGTCCGAGGAAGCACTCACTGCAAGCAAGTCGCTCGAGGGATTCGACGACACCACACTCAAGCAGTATCTTTCGGATCTGCGTTAAGGAGAAAACTGATGGCTGAAGGCGTTGACTCGTCCTGGGACAAGCCGACACCCGCACAGCTCAAGGCTGCGGGTAAGAGCTTCTATGCAGGATACCTGAACGACCCGGGAAACAAGGGTCTGACCAAGGCACAGCTCGACAACTACCTGAACAATGGTATCGCGGTCATGCTGTTCTGGGAAGGCACGGGTCAGGAGACCAAGAATGGTGCAGCTGGCGGAACAGCAGCGGGTAAGTCCGCAAAGGCTCTGCTTGCCGCGCTCGGTCTTCCGAACACGACTGATGTTCACTACGCGGTGGACTATGATGAGACCACACAGCTCTCTGCGATCCAGGCATTTCTCAAGGCCGCCACTGCAGCGCAGGGTCATGAGGCAAGTGTCTACGGTGAGTACGATGTGATCGAGGGCTGTGTCGGAAGTGTAGCTAAGTTCGGCTGCCAGACATATGCCTGGTCCAACGGCAAGATCTCGAGCAAGGCGACCACCTATCAGTATCTGAACGGTCAGACTCTCGCCGGCAACAGTGTTGACCTCGAGCGTAACCTGCAGGCTTCGTTCGGTGCGATCAATGGAGTGACGCTTCCGCCTTCGGGTGGTGCGGGTAACTCTGGTGGCTACAATGCTACCACGGTTCCGACAGCCACGATCCAGGCAGCGCTCATCAAGCTCGGTTACAACCTCGGTCCGACGGGTGCTGATGGTGTCTATGGTGATTACACTACCAAGGCGGTTCATCAGTTCGAGGTCGACAAGAAGCTGACGGTTGATGTGGGTATCGTCGGTCCGCAGGTTCTGGCAGCACTGGGCATCACTCAGCCGGCACCAGCTCCTGCTCCAGCACCTAAGCCTGCGCCCGCACCGAAGGCACCTGCGTTCCCGATGCCGAGCAACTACTACTATGGTCCGGCTTCCGGTCCTGTGCAGTCCGTGTCGGGCAAGTTCGCTCCGTATGGTGGCCCGAATGGCGCACCTGGGCTCAAGCAGTGGCAGCAGCGGATGAAGGATCGCGGCAACACGATCACTGTCAATGGTCTGTATGGTCCTCAGACAGAGTCTCTTACGAAGAACTTCCAGGCGCAGTGCAAGCTGACTCAGGATGGGCTCATCGGTCCGCAGACCTGGGCAGCTGCATGGACGGCTCCGATCACTAACCAACCACTGTAGGAAGAACTGTGGACAACGAGAACGAACAAGTCGATGGTTATGCTGTACCGCAGGATCCGATGGATCTTCTGCAGTGTGACAGCTGCCAATAACTAAATAATCGCGGGGGCATCCATCCGGGTCACCAGTCTTCGCCCACCAAAAGGTTTCATCAGCCTTTCTCCTTTCAAGCAGTAGTTTACCGGTCGGGGTATATTACTGAAGAAGGCTGGTGGCCCTGATGGATGACCCCGCGACCCAAAAACTTGAAGGAGGTGACAGGTGGCAACACGCCGGAACTCCGAGCCCGACAATCGGAGGCGAACGCCGCCTGCCACTTCTCCTGAGGCTCGTGAGAAGCAACTAATTTCTCTGGCCTATGATGCCGCTGAAGATTCAATTCGCTCCGGCAAGGCAACATCACAGCTCTTAACACATTTTCTCAAACTGGGAACAGAGCGAGAGAAACTTGAGAGAGAAAAGCTTGCGCACGAAAGTTCACTCCTCGAAGCTCGAGTTGAGTCTATGGCCTCGGCAAAACGGGTCGAGGAACTTTACGGCGCAGCCATCGCCGCCATGCGCGCCTATGCAGGCCAAGACGAGGTCGAAGAGGACTATGAGGATTAGAACCTATCGCGAACTGCGTCGATTCGAGACGTTTGAAGATCGATTTGAGTATCTCAAACTCTCTGGCGAAGTTGGGGTTTCAACTTTCGGGTTTGATCGTTGGTTGAATCAGGCATTTTACAATTCAACGGAGTGGAAGCATGTTCGTCATGCAGTCATCGCTCGAGATCGAGGTTGCGATCTAGGAATTGCAGGCTATGAGATCCGTGAGAGCCCATTGATCCACCATCTGGTTCCCTTGACGGTTGAAGATATTACTCATGGATCCGAAATGATGATTGATCTAGATAATCTCATCACGACAACCAAGCGCACGCATAATGCCATTCATTATGGTGACAATCGATCACTTATCAAACCTTTTGTTGAGCGATCCCCCGGAGATACACAACTGTGGTAGAGGAAGGAGACTGATATGGCGGCAAACACAGATAGCATTCTTGATTCGGTCAAGAAGGTTCTTGGTATCGATGCCAGCGACACTGCATTCGATATCGACGTCACCATGCATATCAATTCAGTCTTCATGACACTCAATCAGCTGGGCGTCGGACCAATCGATCCTTTCATGATCGAAGATAATACAGTATTGTGGTCTGACTTTATTGGGACAGCGACCAATATTCAGGCTGTTAAAACGTATGTCTACCAGAAAGTTCGCCTGATCTTTGATCCGCCGATATCAACAGCAGCTCTCGACGCCCTCAATAAGGTGATTGCTGAATGGGAGTGGCGGCTCAATGTTGCGGTAGATCATCCAGACACATCGACTTCTACTGAAACTACTGAATTCCCGATCTATTTTACGGGTGTTCAGCCAACGCCATCTGCGGTAGAAGACCCCACGCCACAAGTTACTATCTATAGAACCGGGAGTTAGCATGGCTGAGACCTATCCCTCCGAAGTCGATACGTTTAAGGTCATCGGTCGTCTTGTTAAGGGCGTTGCTGATTCTTCGGACCCGGATGAAGATCCGGATGTTATCCCTATTGTCGGGGCTACTGTGATCTTTACGCCTGGACTTACCCCGCCCATTTTTCGCGTTCCTACCGCTCAGATTCCGATTACGGTATTCCAGGAATCCATTGTTGCGACAACCGACGAAAACGGTTACCTCAAGATTGAGGAAGATTCGGAACTCGGCGTTGAGCTTCCCTGGGGGATGAGCCCGAATATCACCCCAACAGGATGGCCTTGGAACGTCAACATTTCCGTTGGTGGGAATTTCTCAGATCGGGCATTCTCCATTGCAGGAACTTCGGGTGGCGTGGTCGACCTTGCGACGGTTATTCCCGTTCCAGCGAACCCCGGTTCGGAAATTTCTTCTTGGGTCGCTGTCGTTACCGAAGCACAAAATGCACTCATTACCGATGGCGCAGATCTCTATGTTCGGCTAACCAGTAACCCGAGCTAATGTCTACTGCGAGAGTCAGTAAAGTCGCTCTCTCTTTAGCCACACCAAAGGTGAGAGCTTCAAAGGTCATTGTCTTCGCCGCAACTCCTCAGACTCGCATTAGTGAATTAGCTATCGAGGTTGGGTCGCCTAAAGCTAAAGTTTCTGAGCTAAGCGTAGCCGCAGTGGTTCCTCGAACAGCTGTATCTGGCTTGATGGCCGTGGTTACTGCGCCACATGCTCATGTATCTGGGCTGAGCCTGGTTGCACGGCAACTGTATAACCTTGGATACTTCGGTGTTGATGATCAATGGGTGAAAGTTAAAGCCTATCTTGGAAGCGCTTCAGACTGGATACCGCTCTGAGAACTTGAAGGAAGGAATCAAAATGGGAGCGATCGTTGAGGACTTCCTAAAGCATCACGGTGTCCTCGGAATGAAGTGGGGTCATCATCGTGCGTCCAGCAGCTCGAGCTCCAGCTCTGAGTCATCGGAAGATGCTAAGAATGCTAGCGCTGCCAAAGAGAAGCTCAAGTCAAGTGGGATTTCGTCTCTCAGCAACAAGGAGCTCAAGGACCTGACGCAGCGTATGCAGCTCGAGAAGCAGTACAAGGATCTCGACAACAGCACGGTCAGCAAGGGCGAGAAAATGGCGAAGGATTTCGTCGCGGCTCAAGGAAAGCAACTTGCAGGCCAGCTTGCGCAGAAATACGCCACGAAGGGTATTGAGCTCGGGGTCAAGGCGGCAATTAAGGCGGCTACTAAGGAATAGGAAAGGAGGACTGGTGACGCTCTCTAATACAGCGACTCCGACGTACTACGGAATCTTTAGGGAGCAGGTCCTCCAGGGGGAAATTCCGATCAGCAAAGAAGTATCCATGGAGATGGAGCGTATCGATGAGCTGATCGCGAATCCCAACATCTATTACGATGATAAAGCCGTCGAAGGCTGGATTAAGTATTGCGAAAAAGAACTGACGCTCACTGATGGAGCAGACGTTCAGATGCTCTTCACCTTCAAACTTTGGGGCGAAGAGATCTTTGGTTGGTATTGGTTCGAAACGCTGTCGGTCTATGTCCCGACTCCAGAGAACCATGGTGGTCGATTCGTCCAAAAGCGGATCAAACATCGTCTGACCAACAAGCAATACTTGATCGTTGCTCGTGGTGGGGCTAAGTCAATGTATGCTGAGTTCATTCAGGCATATTTCTTGAACGTGGATGTCACCACGACTGTTCAGATCACGACGGCGCCTACCATGAAGCAGGCCGACGAGGTTCTCGCTCCATTCCGTACCGCCATCACTCGTGCTCGTGGTCCTCTGTTTCAGTTCCTCACGGAGGGATCGCTGCAGAACACAACGGGTAATCGAGCCAATCGTCAGAAGCTCGCGTCTACGAAGAAGGGCATCGAGAACTTCCTCACAGGTTCACTCCTCGAGATCCGTCCGATGTCAGTTGATAAGCTTCAGGGTCTGAGGCCCAAAGTCTCAACGATTGATGAATGGCTTTCAGGTGATGTTCGTGAGGATGTCGTCGGTGCTATTGAGCAGGGTGCAAACAAGGTCGATGACTGGCTTATTGTCGCGATCAGTTCGGAAGGTACCGTACGTAACGGTGCGGGAGACACGATTAAGTTCGAGCTCTCGCAGATCCTCAAGGGTGATCAGTATGCTCCCTTCACTTCGATCTGGTGGTATAAGCTTGATGATGTCAAGGAGGTTGCTGACCCGGCTATGTGGCCTAAGGCACAACCTAACCTTGGGATCACTGTCAGCTATGAAGCTTATCAGAGAGATGTCGAGCGTGCCGAGGCAAACCCTGCAACGGCGAATGATATTCTCGCCAAGCGTTTTGGAATCCCGCGTGAAGGGTATTCGTACTTCTTCACGTATGATGAGACCAAGGCGCATTCCAAGAAGACTTTCTGGCAACTTCCTTGTGCAATAGGTGCAGATCTTTCGCAGGGTGATGACTTCTGTGCATTTACTTTCTTGTTCCCCTTGGCTAATGGAAGTTTCGGAGTCAAGACACGTAGCTACATCACATCACTTACCTTGACTAAATTGCCTGGTAACATGCGTATCCTCTATGACAAGTTCATTAATGAGGGTAGTTTGCATGTTCTCGAGGGAACTGTCTTGGATATGATGGAAGTCTACGATGATCTCGATCAGTTTATTCAGGAAAGTCAATATGATGTTCGAGCCTTTGGTTATGACCCATACAATGCTAAAGAGTTCATTCAACGCTGGGAAGCAGAAAATGGACCATTTGGCATTGAGAAAGTCATTCAGGGTGCGAAGACAGAATCGGTACCACTTGGTGAACTCAAGATCCTTGCGGGTCAGAGAATGCTTCTCTTCGATCAGCAGCTCATGACTTATGCTATGGGTAATGCGATCACGATGGAAGACACCAACGGTAACCGCAAGCTTCTGAAGAAGCGGCAAGATCAGAAAATTGACAATGTCGCGGCCTTGATGGACGCATATGTGGCCTGGAAGGCTAATAAGGAGAGTTTTGACTAATGGGTACCTATTCGATTCAGCAGCGTAAGGTCATGCTTGCCAAGAATCCTCCCGAGGTGATGCCGGATCTCAGTAATCCGATCGGTAATAAGCAGGATGTCAGTGATGCAGTCAGCACATTTGGACTCAACAAGAACAAGCCGGCGGCAAAAGCGTGGATCATCAAGCGTGCTAAGCAACTCGGAGCTGAGGATGCGCTTCCCGATTCGTGGGGAGTGAAGCCAGCAACAAAGACTGCTGTCAAGCATGAAATTGATGTCGAAGACTATATTCGTCACGCATCTTTCATGCAGAATAAGGTGAGTGAGATCTCCAATGGCGAGTAATGTTGATGACTTCATTGCACAGCATGGTGTTCTCGGTATGAAATGGGGGCATCATCGTGCTGGTGATTCTTCCAGTTCGTCCAGCTCAGAAAATTCAGTTCGTAAGACCAAGTTCAAGGATCTGAATCCTGACAACCCGGAACATGCCGCTGAGATCAAGCGTCGTACTAAGCGCAATAACCTCATTGCAGGAGCAGCACTTGCTACAATTGTTGGCGGACAATATGCTCTGTCGGCAGCCACGACGCATCAGTACAATAAGCTGGTCAAAGAAGCTGCATCTACTCCTACCTCTGTCATTCATGAAAGCAAAGCTCTTCATGACGGAAGTGTTTATGCACTTCATCTCCTGGGGAATGGATCGTTTGGGTAATGACAATGAGAAAAGGAGGTGAGCGATGGCTCCGACATTTGGAGACCGGCTAAGGCACGCTTGGAATAGCTTCATCAATGCCCCGTCAGATGTTAGTCCTCAAGTTACAACCAATCTCGGAGCAAGTTACGGATCTCGTCCAGATCGAGTTCGATTCCGAATGGGCAATGAGCGGTCGCTGATCGCCTCGATCTATACTCGAATGGCTATAGATGCTGCTTCTGTCGGAATTTATCATGCTCGTGTGAATGACAACGATCAGTTTGTAGGTGTCATCAATGATGGGCTTAACAAATGTTTGAACCTTCGGGCAAATGTTGATCAGACAGGGCGTCAATTCATTCAAGATGTCATTCAGTCCATGCTTGAATGGGGTACTGTAGCGGTTGTTCCTGTTGATACTACGCTCAACCCTATTGACACCGGTAGTTATGATATCAGCAATATGCGCGTAGGTCGAGTGGTTACCTGGTATCCACAGCATGTTCAGCTTGAGGTATACAACGAGCAGACAGGACGCAAACAGAACATCATCCTTCCGAAGTCAATCGTGGCTATTGCTGAAAATCCGTTCTATTCTGTGATGAATGAACCGAATTCAACACTTCAACGATTGAATCGAAAGCTTGGTCTTCTTGATGTAGCTGACGATCGTGTTGCCAGTGGCAAACTTGATATGATCATTCAGCTACCTTACGTGATCAAGTCAGAAGCTCGTAAGCAGCAGGCGCAGCAACGAAGGAATGACATTGAGGAACAGCTCACTGGCTCGCAGTATGGTATTGCCTATACTGATGGAACAGAGCGCATCACTCAGTTGAACCGTCCTGCTGAGAATACACTTCAGGACGAAGTAACCTATCTGACGAATCAGTTGTATGGTCAGCTGGGCATTACGGCGGACATCCTTGATGGAACAGCTGATGTCGCAACAATGAACAATTACTACTATCGAACGACCGAACCACTTCTCGGGGCAGTAACGGGCGCAATGAAGGCTACCTTCCTGACGTCGACGGCTCTTTCTCAGAAGCAATCGATCAAGTACATTCGTAATCCGTTTACGTTGCTGGCGATTGGTGACATTGCTAGTATGGCTGACGCGTTCAGTCGTAATGAGATTCTTACTTCTAATGAAGTTCGCGGGCTCATTGGCTTTGCTCCATCCGATGATCCGAATGCAGACAAGTTGCAGAATAGTAACATGCCTCAACCGAGTCAACCTGGGCCTGCAGGTGTTACTGCGACGCCGCCTCCACTTCAACTAACGGCGTCCTCATCAAGCCGCGTGCCGCAGACTTCGGCCGCAATTCAGGAAGGGAAGTGAAAACTTCAAAATGAAAGCAGATTTCAGCGGCTGGGCGACGAAGAGTGACATTGTTTGCTCCGACGGTGCGACCATCAAGCCTGGAGCTTTCAAGCATCAGGACAAGTCAACTGTTCCTCTGGTGTGGATGCACATGCATAACGATCCGGAGAATGTTCTCGGGCACAGCATCCTTGAAGAGCGTCCGGGTGGCACGTATGTTTACGGTTTCTTCAACAACTCGCCCAAGGGCCAGATTGCGAAGACTCTCGTAGAACATGGCGACGTCAAGGCACTCTCGATCTTTGCCAATCAGCTCAAGCGCCGAGGCGGTGACGTCCTTCATGGAGACATCCGTGAGGTCAGCCTCTGCATTGCTGGGGCAAATCGTGGTGCTCTGATCGAGAATGTCAGTATTCAGCACTCCGATGGCGACATCGAAGAAGTCGAGAGTGAAGCCGTGATGTACACGGGTCTTCCTCTCGAGCACAGCGACCTCGAAGAGTCCGATGAGGATGAAGAGGACGACAAGAAGACCGAAGATGCTCTCGAGCATGCAGGGAAGGAAGGTGCAGCCGTGGCTGGAACCGCAACCAAGACGGACGATGACAAGACGCTCCAGGACGTGTATGCCACGTTCGACCCTGAGCAGCTCGAAGTCGTCCACTACATGATTGGAAAGGCCCTCGAAGAGGGTGCTTCCGATGACACCTCGGACACCACGTCCGCCAAGCACAGCGACGAAGACCTCGACGCTATCAAGCACGCCGTTCAGGAAGGAATTGAAATGGGCCGCAACGTCTTCGAGCAGAATGGCTCCCAGACCGATACGATCAAGCACGGTGGTCTGACCATCGACCAGATCACCACGATCTTCGAGGATGCCAAGAAGGGTGGTTCGTTCAAAGAGGCTGTCCTCGCTCACGCCGATGACTACGGCATCAATGACATCGATCTCCTCTTCCCGGATGCGAAGAACCTCGACTCCTCGCCGCAGTTCCTGTCGCGTCGGATGGAGTGGGTGAACAGTGTTCTCACTAACACCAAGCACTCGCCCTTCAGCCGCCTCAAGTCGCTGGTCTCTGACATCACTGCTGAGGAAGCTCGTGCGAAGGGTTACGTCAAGGGTAACCTGAAGAAGGACGAGATCATCAAGATGGCGAAGCGTGTCACGGGACCGCAGACCATCTACAAGAAGCAGAAGCTGGACCGCGACGACATCCTGGACATCACGGACTTCGATGTCGTGCAGTGGCTCATGGGCGAAATGCGCGTCATGCTGGACGAGGAGCTCGCACGAGCCATTCTGTTCGGTGACGGCCGCGAGGCTGACGATGACGACAAGATCAACGAGGACAACATCCGTCCGATCGCCTATGAGCAGGAGATGTACCAGACCACGGTCACTCTTGCCTCGGGCATCACGCCCTCTGAGACGGTTGACGCCATCGTCACGTCGCTGAACGACTACCGCGGTTCGGGTAACCCGATCCTGTACACCACGCAGTCGAACCTCACCACGCTGCTCCTTGACAAGGACACGCTGGGTCGTCGGTTCTATGCCACCAAGCAGGAGCTCGCCTCGGCGCTGGGTGTCTCGGACATCGTTGCTGTTGACCCGATGACGGAGGAGACGGGTCTCTACGGCATCATCGTTAACCTCACCGACTACACGGTCGGTGCGGACGCGGGTGGTGCGGTCAACATGTTCGACGACTTCGACATCGACTACAACCAGCAGAAGTACCTGATCGAGACGCGTGTCTCGGGTGCGCTGAACAAGCCGAAGTCGGCTGTCGTCATCAAGAACAACCCCGGTACGTCTGCCACGCCTGCTGCTCCGACGCAGGACGGCAACACCGTGACGATCACCCCGACCACGGGTGTGACCTACACGGCCACCGCAGATGACGGCACCAATGTTCCGATCGTGTCGAACGCCTTCACCCTGACCGAGGCTAACAGCCCTGTGACGGTTGAGGCGACGGCGAACTCCGGCTACACGTTCCCGCACGACGCCGAAGAGGACTGGACTTTCGCCTACACGGCGTAAGTAATCGGTAATGGCTAGGTTTTTCGGTAATGTCGGTTACGGCGGTACGGTAGAAACCAAGCCGGGTGTCTGGCAAGATAATATCATCGAAAAACCTTATTATGGTGATATTGTCCGCACGGCTAGTCAGTTGACTCCAGGTCAAAATCTCAACAATGATTTTAAAGTCAACAATTCGATTAGCATCGTCGCAGATGCCTTTGCCAATGTGAATTTTCAGAATATTCGTTATGCAGAATGGGGCGGGGTGCGTTGGGAAGTTACTTCGGTACAGGTCCAGCCACCCCGTCTTATCTTGCAACTGGGAGGTGTATATGACGGACTCACCCCCAGTGTCGATGGAGGAGCAAAGAAGGCTTGATCTTCATGCTCTTTTCAACACACTGGCACCGAACGTCTATTTTCAGCCCCCGACCAATGTTCAGATGCGGTATCCCTGTATTGTCTACCAGCGAGACTACAGGAATATCCAATTCGCTGGCAATCTACCATATCGATCCACTAAACGGTATCAGGTGACTATTATCGATCAAGATCCGGATTCCGCGATCCCTGATAGAGTCGCCGCTCTGCCGATGTGCGCTTTTCAGCGTTTCTTCGCGGCGGATAATCTCAATCACGATATCTACAGCCTTTACTTCTAAGGAGAATCATGAAGCTTCTGTGGGATCAGGTCGGCGACCGGACTTATGAGACCGGCGTCGATCGGGGTGTCTTGTACATCCCCAGCAATGGCATCTACAACCGTGGTGTGGCCTGGAACGGCCTTACCGGAGTTGATGAGAAGCCGACCGGTGCCGAGGCTACGCCTCAGTATGCGGATAACATCAAGTATCTGAACCTTATCTCGGCTGAGGCCTATGAGGCGACGATCTCGGCATTTACCTATCCGGATGAGTTCGCTCAGTTCGACGGTGTTGCCGAGCCGGTTCCGGGCGTTCGTGTAGGTCAGCAGACGCGCAAGGCGTTCGGCTACTCGTATCGTACCCTTAAGGGTAATGACGTGGACGGGACGGATCTCGGGTATCTCATCCATCTCATTTATGGTGCCCAGGCGGCTCCGAGTGAAAAGAACTACCAGACTGTCAACGATACCCCTGCGGCCATCGAGTTCAGCTGGGATGTTACGACGAGCCCGGTTGATGGCGGTTCTCTGAACGGGACCACCTTCAAGCCTACGGCGTCCATTACGATTGACTCGACCGATGTCTCGGCAGATGACCTGGCAAACTTCGAGTCCATCATTTACGGTTCGGAAGGCACCGATGCTCGCCTTCCGCTTCCTGGTGAGGTCTACAGCCTCTTTGCGGGTACTGCACTTCAGGTCGTTGTTCCGACGCAGCCGACCTTTGCCGACAATACGATTACGATCCCGGCTACGGCTGGTGTCGTGTATTCGATTGGCGGTGTAGCACAGGATGCGGGAGATGTCCCGATCACGGAGAACACGGGTGTTTCGGCATCTCCGGCCTCCGGATACAAGTTCGCGGACAACGCTGATACTTACTGGCTGTACGACTACAGCGCGTAAGTAGCATATGAAAGGAGACAAGGGAATGCTGACAATTGTCATTCCAGGAATCGAGTTGTTTGATGACTTGAAACAAGAGTTCACCACGCACGGCGAGCTAACCTTGGAGTTAGAGCATTCCCTTGTCTCACTTTCAAAATGGGAGTCAATCTACCAAAAACCCTTCCTTGATCCGGATGAGAAAAGCCAGGAAGAAACCATTGGCTACATCAAGGCTATGACATTGACCCCCAATATTCCGGAAGATGCCTACGAGCGTCTTACAAACGACGGTATTCAGCAGATCAATGATTACATTTCTGCCTCAATGACGGCGACAACCTTCCATGAATTCCCTGGGCGATCTCAACGTCCTAATCGTGAGAAGATCACGGCCGAAATCATCTATTACTGGATGATCTCATTTAACGTTCCGTTCGAATGTGAGACATGGCATCTCAATAGACTTTTTACTCTCATTCGTGTTGCGAACGAGAAGAATTCACCGCCTAAGAAGATGAGCCGTCGTGAAATTGCCGAGCGCAATCGTCAGCTCAATGCGCAGCGACGGGCTCAACTAAATAGTAAAGGCTAAACTACATAAAGGAGTTTCTCAGCAATGAGTGAAGTTGACAGTTATACTAAGGATCATATCGATCAGCTTCTCGTGGGAATCGACCTTCCAGCAGTTCAACAGGCTGCTACTTCCGCTGCTGCCGCTGCTACTGCCGCTGCTGCTTCTGCCGAAGAGGCAGCACACATTGTCGCTGATCCTAACGATGGGACGGTATCCGCCCTTGTTAAGGAGGTGGGCTCTGCAACTCAGATTGCGCTAAGCGTTACTACGGGTCTGGTATTCCCGATCGGCAACTACGGAACCGTCGACACGACCGGGGCCACTGACTCATCGCCTGCGATCAATGCGGCGATCCAGGCGTGCTACGCGGCGGGCGGCGGCATTGTCCGCTTCCCTGCGGGCAAGATCCGGTGGGATGACAGTCCCATGATCCCGAACTCCTCCACGGACACGAGTGTAGGTGTGCAACCTACAATATCTCTCGTCGGTGAGGGTGCAATCAAGGGCAACCTCACCGGTTCGGGTATGAGCGCCGGAATCCCTGGTACGATACTCATCATGGGAGCGACGACCGGCCCTGCACAGCTCGATACGCGCGGCTCCGGCATTCTCGTCATCGACAAGCTGACGTTCTCCGACCCGAATCCGACAAACCCGATCCCGTTCATTCAGGCCACGAACACATTGCTGACGATCACCGACAATGTGGCGTTCTGGGGTGCGCCGACGCTCACGGGCACGGCGTGCAACAAAGATGCGATCGTGCTTGGCGGTACGGAGGCCGGGTCAGATCCTGACAATACTGCCGCGAGCTTCTTCCAGGGCTATGGCACCGTTATTGGAAACGTCTACTTCTCAAATATCCGCCGCGGTCTCGAC